ATGTTAACCCAAATACAGGCACATATACGGTAAGTTCTGGTGACAGTGTTGTTGATGATGCTATATGGGACTCTATGCAAGGGAATAATGATATGAAATCTGTTGCTAAAACTGATGAACAGGTAGTAGTAAATGAGCCTACCGATAAAGGTATGAGCCTTGATGAACTAAGATTTAAGATAGTTGACGCATGGGATAGTGAATATTCTTTACCGGGTATGTGGGTATCCGAAGTGTATTATGACGATGGTTTTGTTGTTGTAATGGATGACCGAAAAATATACAAGGTTGACTTTTCTATTAACGATGATGAAAAGATTGAATTTTCCCCCAAACTTGAATGGGTTGAAGTTAACCTAAAGAAAGAATGGGTGGAAAAAAGCGTGTCACTTAGTGATCGCTTGAATTTTGAAAAGTTCATTATAGATGGAAACGAAGAAGATAATAGTGAACCAGAATTGGATGCCAGATATGCAGTTAAATCATTGGGCGAGAAACGTCTTGGTGGATATGGTATATTATGGGGTGATCCAGATAGCAAGGACTTATATGGGGAATGGTTCGATACCGAAACCAGAGATATTAAGACTATTTTTAATGCAATGGGCAAAATACCTTTGATAGTGCATCATGCCGCAGATGAAGAAGTGAAAACGTTTGTGTACGGTGAAGTTGATGTAATGGAAGAGGATGAAACCGGTCTGTGGTGGGAAGCAAAAATAAAGGAATTTGAGGTTTACAGAAAATACGTAGAACCTTTACTTAAACGTAGGGCTATGTTTAGCAGTACTGGGACACTTCCTGCTGCAAAACGACGCACAAAAAGTGGTCGAATTACTAGATGGCCGGTAGCAGAAATGACCACTACTTGGATACCGGCAGAATGGCGAATGTTGGAACGTCCGGTTGACGAAATCAAAGCAGCATATAAGGCCATTAATTTAAATTGTGATTTATCTGAGTATGATGACGCACGTGGTGAAGAAAAACCAGATGGCGCTGAGAAAGCGCGGTTAAAAGCCATAGTTGATCTTCATCTCAGTGAATTAGACTTGTTAGATTTAGAATAAACTTAATTTTTTATTGGAGAAAAACAATGGACATCAAACAACTTATGGCTGATGCTCGTGCATTGTTAGGCGAAATGAATACTCTGGCTGAAGCTGGAGATATGGAAGCATTTAGCGCCAAGAAAGCAGATTATGAAGCTTTGAAATCAAAGATTGATGCTGCTAAGGCTATTGCTGATGCAAATGCCGATCTTGATGGCGTTACTGTTCCAGAACCAAAGAAAGAGGAGCCTACTGTAAAGGCAGTTCGCCCACCTTTCGATGTTGACGCTGATGACGATCCCGAACCTAAGCCAGAACCGGAACTTGATAGTTTCGAAAAAAGTTTCTATGTCTTGAAGTATGGCACTCTCCCAACAGCGCAAAAACAAGTAATAAAAGACCTGTACGGACCTGATTATATGCAAGCTCGTGCAGATCAAATGTCAGCATTTGTTAAGTACTTGCGCTTTGGCGAGAATCGTCTTAGCCGTAATGAACAAGCAGCCTTGAACCAGATCATTCTTCGCCCACAAGATGTGGTAGATGAATTGCAGAAAAGCATCACTGTTGCCGAAATCAAAGCGACACTTCAAGAAGGCATAGCCGATCTTGGTGGTTACACTGTTCCAGAAGATTTCCATGCAGAAGTAATTAAGCGTATGATGGGTATGACCGTTGTACGTGGTAGAGCGCGTGTTGTACGAACAATCCGTGATGCTGCTGAATGGCCTAAACTGGAGGGTGGTGACTCTCAATATACATCAGCCGTGCGCGTGACCTGGATTGACGAAGTTCCTACGAGCGCTACTGGTGCTCAAACTAACCCAACCTGGGGCATGTATCGTATCCCGGTACACACTGTAATGGCGCGTACCGATTTAAGCCGTAACCTAGTTGAAGATTCAGCCTTCAATCTGCTAAACGTAGTTGCAGACCTGTTTGCTGAAGCTATGGCAATTGATGAGGACACGCAGTTCTTGACTGGTACTGGTGGTGGCGCTCCGAGAGGTATCTTAGGAAACCGTTCTGGCGCTGAGGCTACACCAGAGACAGGAATTGGTGAGGTTAATAGTGGCAATGCCACTGCTCTTACCGCAGATGGTCTAATCAATCTTGCCTACGGTCTTGACTCACAATATCGCGGTAATTCTGTTTTCATTGGCGAGCGTTTAACACATCGTGATGTTCGCAAACTGAAAGACGGTGCTGGCGATTATCTGTGGGCACGTGGCATTCAGGCAGGGGAACCTGCTTCACTTCTGGGATATCCTTTCCTAGAGGATGAAGGCATGCCGACTGTCGGCGCAAATGCTTTCCCAATTATCTTTGGTGATTTGCGCGGATATATGATCGTAGATCGTGTTGGAATGACGGTTGAACGTGCTGAAGATACTACGACAAAGGGAACAAACACCGTTGCGCTGTTTGCCCGTAGGCGTCTTGGTGGTCAGGTTATTGAACCTTGGCGATTCCAAGTCCAAAAGGTTAGCGCATAAGGGAGGAAATGAACAATGTTAAAAGGTCTTGATACTTCAGCAATCAAATATGTTCAATGCATCGTTCCTGCTGCTATTTCTGCTGCTGCCAGTACACAGCCGGTAGACCTAAGCAACTTTACCTTTGGTACAGTTCTTGGTACTGCTGGTAGCACTGGCGCGGGAGTTGTTGCAGTTAACGTGCAGCGTTCCGGTACATCAAACGGAACATTCCAGCCTATTGGATGCAGTATTAACTTGAATCTGGCTAGCAAAACGCAAGTCCGATCATTTACAGCGAACAGCAGTGCGGTATGGTATCGCCTACACTACACTGCTACGGGTGGTGGTAGCCCAATTGTTGCTCTGTACTTGATCGGTCAGGGCGTTCGAGAAGCCCCAATTGATCAAGACACTAATACGACAAGCTACAGTGTAATCGCTAACGCATAAGGTGGTTGGCGGAGTTAATCTCCGCCAACTCCTAATAGGAGAAATAACATGACTTATAATCCAGCGATATATACTGAACAAGGTGGGTCTGTCCTAGTAATAGGCTCAGGCGGATCATTAAATGTTGAAGCTGGCGGAGAAATCGATGTTGCTGGTGACTTAAAAGTCACTGGTACAATAACAACATCTACTGGGAATTTAAGTGTTAATTCCGGTGCGTCATTAACTGTTGACAGTGGTGGTGCCTTTTGGCTGGGTAGTAACATTCAGATAATGTTTGCTGCTAGTACAACTGGTCCTGCTGGTGGTCCTGTTAATGCATTGCCGGGTTCTCTTTTTATTCGTAGCGATGGTAGTGTTAGCCAGCTTTATGTAAATACCGGCGTCAATGGTGCTGGTAGCGTGTGGTCTGCTGCGTGCGTAAATAAGCCGTAACCTAATTTCTTATTAGCCTAGTGGGGCATGGTGCCTAGCTGTGCCATGCCCCTTTTTTTATCAATATACCATGTCTACTAGACTGCATGATGGGACAACAACACTAATAACAGACTATGATGCTGCTGCTAGTGGTCATAGATTGGGTGTGTCTACTGTTGGAGATGCGCCACTTTATGTAACGTTTGCTGATAACGCTATGGTGGATGCGTTTCAGCGGTTGCGCACGTCTGAACTTAAGACTATCTTCGATTCTTCGCAGGTTCGTGACGATGAGCCAATGTGGTGGTTCTATGAAGTCAACGACGTTAGTGGATCGGCAACGACTACATATCTACCTAACGAATCATCTACGGAACTAACTGTCGGCAATGGCGATGAAGTAATAAAGCAGTCGAAACAATATTTTAGATACGAACCGGGAAAATCACAGTTAGTTCTCTGTACATTTATTTTGGATACTCCTGTTTCTGGTCTAACTCAGCGAGTTGGTTATTTTGATGCTCTAAATGGCATCTTCTTAGAAACAAGTGGGACTGATATTAACATTGTTAGAAGGACATCTGTTACCGGATCTGCCGTTAACAACAAAGTTGCTCAGGCAGATTGGAACATAGATCCCATGGATGGCACAGGTCCAAGCGGCATAACTCTCGATATTGATGTCGCCCAAATACTTATAATAGATATGGAATGGCTTGGTGTCGGACGTGTGCGCGTGGGATTCGTGATAGATGGGAAAGCGTATTATGTACATGAATTCCTAAATTCCAACAATGGCTTAACAACTGTATACATGAAAACTGCCTCATTGCCCGTTAGATACGAGATCTCATATACTGGCACAGGCACCAAAACCATGAAGCAGGTTTGTGCCTCAGTATCATCAGAAGGTGGCGCAGATCATGCCACCGGTGCGCATTTTGCTGCTGGTCGTGGCGTAACATTGAAGGCTGTTAGCACGGCATTGGTGCCGTTATTGTCGATAAGGCCAAGGGCGACGTTTAACGGGCAAACAGTCAGAGCGACGTTCCACATCGATGAGATAGGTATATTATCTGAAGATAATCCAGCGCAGTGGATTGCCGTTTATGGCGCATCACTTGATGGCGCATCGTGGCAAAACGTTAGCGAAAACTATTCTTCCATGCAATATGATGTGGCCGCAACTGGTGCATGTAATGGGATTCAATTTCATTCGTCATATATTGAAGGTGGTCGTGGCGCTACCGGCACCATGGCAGAGGGGTTAACTGGAAAATACCCGCTAGCATTGGACATCGACGGCAATCATCCAGCTAGCCCATTGAGCGATGTTTTCACCATCGTAGCCAGAAGGATAGGGACCACGAATACTGATATGCTGGCGACTTTGACGTGGGAAGAATTATCATGACAGACGCATACATTATAATCATTTTAATTCTAATCCTTTTAGTGAACACTGCGCATTACCTAGAGGATACTGGAAAGATTTACAAATTTAAAAAATACCTATATAAGAGAAGTTTGAAAAAGGCGAGTGAATAAACATGGCATATGGTGATACCAACTATAAAATCGCAAAGGCTGCATCTGTAGTATACGCAACCACTGCTTTATCGCAGGCATTGCTACTGACGGACAACTCGTTGTCAGCACAACATAGTGCTAGTGAGGTATTTTATGTTGATGTGCAGATATTAAATGCTAATACATTTGTGCTCGCACCATCTACGCTTGGCGGAAATGCTGGTGGGGCTGGATACACGATTTACTCTGGATCTGTTATCCATCTTAAGCCAATGACTGTTGATAACATAAAGAATTTAGCCGCGTGGAATAGCGCTGCCAGCGCTAACGCTAGTGCTCAGTACGTATTTTGGCAAAGGCTACCGTAAATGAATGAGTATGGGAATCTGTCTCAATTAAGAACATTCCTATCATTAGCTTCTCAGTACACCACGGATGACACGGAACTTAAGCAGTTCCTAATTCGAGCATCCCGTAGGATAGATAGATATTGCAAGCGCCACTTTTACCCATATAGAAAGGGCGGAAGCAATGTATTAGTGTTCGATCAGCCAGCAAATACGCAGGTCTTGTATATTGGGGATATGGATCTTCTGGCTGTCAAGGGACTTAGTGACCTTAGTGGTGCATCTGAGATTGATACTGGTGCATATTGGCTAAAGTGTGGTGATAGATGGAACATTACACCATATGATCGGATAATTTTAAGGTCTGATGCAGGGAGTTCATTTAACTATTCTGCCACTCCTGAAAGATCTGTCCACATTGATGCAGTAGTAGGCTATAATGAGGACTATGGCAATGCGTGGGTTGATAGTGGCGGATCTTTGACTGCATCATTGGCGACTGGTATTACGTTGGCGTCTACTACTGCATCAAATGCTATGAATTCTATTGGCGACACACCGCGTTTCG